TAGCTAACCCAGATAATGCTATTAAAGTATTCACTGAATTAAAAAATGAACGTGAAGCTCGTAAGCAGGCAGAATTAAAGCTTAAAAACGAAAAAGAAGATGTAGAGTTTGCTAAGGCAGTTGGTAATTCAAAAGGATTGATTTCAATGGGTCAGATGTCTAACATTTTATCTAAAAACGGGGTTGATATTGGTAGAACAAGATTTTTTGAGTGGGCTAGAAGTATCCATGCAATTAAGCAGTCAAACCAAGACCCAACTCAGTGGGCTATCAATATGGGTATTTTAACTTCACAGGAAACTCATAAAGTTGATGGCTATGGTAATGACCGTGTATTTGTAACCGCTAGAGTAACACCTAAAGGTCAGAAGTACATTTTGCAGAAGTTTGGTGTAGTTAGTGGTGAAATTAATTTATTAAACAATGAGGTTGATTAGAATATGACTAAAAAATCAAAGAAAAATTCTAAAGATTACATTTGGCTTATGAGTACTTTATTTTCAGATAGTGTTTACTCATTTGTAAAGGGTAAGTATGACTTAACTGAAGCTGAGTATAAGAATTACCGAGATAATGGTTCTTTTCTAGTAGATATACGGGAAAGTAAACACTACACAACTTGTGTATTGTATGTAGATAAGTATGCTACTATTAAGCATAATGATTCTAATAAACCTAAAACAAAACGTAAAAATAGTAAAACTAAGAAGGCATAGATTAAATTCTATGTCTTTTTTGTATATCTTATAAAAATCTATTGACATTAATTAAATTACATGGTATAGTTAGTACATAGTTAAGAATAAAAATAATAATAAATAGGAGGAAATTAACTATGGAAAATGAAGAATTAACAGAATTAGTAATGACAGGCAAAAATAATGAGGCACTTACTACAAGTAAATTTAATACGTACAGAACAAGCTTAGAGGTTGCTAAGGAGTTTGGTAAGAAGCATAAACATGTTTTGGAGTCAATTGAAAATATTATGGTACAAGATAAGCAAGGTAGTTCAAAGAGGTTTTTAAAAGGAACATATAAAGTAAAAAATAGTCTACGCTCCTATCCAATGTATTATTTAAGCTATAGTGGTTATCAATACTTAAAGAATAAATATACTACACGTAAGAAGTCTACTAAATCTAACTACTTGTATATAGTTAAACAAATTGGCTTAGATGATTATTATAAGATTGGCATTACACATAGTATCAAAAAGCGATTAAAACAATTTGAAAATGTAGCACCTATAGGTATTGAACTAGTCGGGTCATATAAAACGGATAAAGCACTGGAGTTAGAAACAGAACTGCATAATACCTATGAAGCTTTTAATTCAAATTTAGAATGGTATCACTTAACACAGGAGCAACTTAAACAAGTTTGCTTTTATATAGAACAAAATATAAACAATGAGAAGTTTGTTTAATAGGTAGGTTTTTATTTTGGGAGCTGAGAATCAAGCTTAATATTCAATGTCCATAATGTCTTGGGTATGGGTTTAAATAGTTGGAGTTACTACTAAGGGGCAGAAGTATATTTTACAAAAGTTTGGTATTGTTGGTGGTGAAATTAATCTGTTAAATGATGGGGTGAATTAATTTTGAGAAAGTTATTAAAAAATCTTGGTAGTGGTGAAAGACACACATTTGTTGGTACTTTCGGTGGTGTTGGTTTTAAACGAAGCTATGGTGGACAAATGAACCCAGTTTATCTTCCTACCTTAGTATTAGAGGATGTAACCTATGATTCAGAGATAGTAACTAATCATCTTTGGTTTAATTATGGTAAGCAATTTATAAAACTAGGCGAACTTAGCAAAGGTGATAAAATAATGTTTGATGGTAGAGTATCCAGTTATAGGAAAGGAATAGGACCCAATAAAAAGAAGGATTTTAAAATAGAAAGACCCACTAAAGTATCCTTAGTAGGTAATTCGGGTCAACACAAAGCAATGCCTGATTTAGACAATAACAAGAATGCTCTTATTGGATATATTATGCTTACTAATAAGGATTTCTATCTTAAAAATGGTCGTCCATACGAGAGCTGGTATGTAGATAAGTATAACGATTGGTTACGTGAAAATAATAAATAGGATGAAGGCATAGACTAAACTCTATGTCTTTTTTGTGTACCTTATAATTGTATTCTAATATGTGGTATAATGAAGCTATATTGTAAAGTAGAGAGATATGTATAGGAAGTAGGTGAGTTTTTGGCAATTACATATATTGACCAGTTCATTTTAGATAGATTAAAGTCATTAATTCAAGGGTTTCTGTCGGATAGCTATATTGTAAAAGAGGAGATTCTTCCTAATTTGCCTGACAGGCTAGTAACTGATTTTGTTGATACCTATTGTAATGATGCTAATCATAAGGGTATTAATATTCCTGTTACTATGACTTTTCCACAGCAAAGCCAAAATCATCCATTTGTTTTAGTCCAATTTAAACAAGGAGTAGAGGCTAAAGAAGATGCTTCAATTGGAAATGTCCAAGGCTCCGTTTACAATAGCTTAGAGGGTGATTCCGTAGTTGCTAAGCTACCTATTACTACAGAAGGCTCTCAGGCTTACATAGAGCTTCCTGAAGAGGTTTTTAAGGTGTATGCTGTTAAAGAGACTACTACGTATAAATTATCTGAAAATAGGGTTTATGTTCCTTATTTTGACTTCTATAAGAATGGTACTCATTATATGCATATTACATATGCTAGGAAGACCAATAAAAAAGAAGCTAATATGTTACCTAAGGGAATTGTGGAACAGGAACAGGTAGTAGTTGATTTTTGTTCTACTAATATGGATACTTTAAGGTGTATGGTTGGTTTACTAACTGCTACTTCTATTTATTTAAAAGATACTTTAGAAGCAAATTCTGATATCGAATTGCCTAGTATAAGTACTGAGGGTACTGATTTAATAATGGAAGTTAATAATCCTACTGAATCAGTATCAGGACAACAAATATTTTATCGTAGAATGACGGTTAACTTTAAATCACTTCATACTTTACCTGTTAATGCAGGGGATAATCAATATGACTATCATCTTACACCTGAAATAAAAGATTGGAGAGAAGATTAACTTGGCAAAAATTAAGTTATACTCCCTGACTAAATTTGTAGATTCAGTTAAGCAATCAAGTAAATATCGGGATGTATCTGATATTACTCTAGCAGGATTCAAAGCTACTATGAAAAGTCAGGATAAAGAATATGTGTTTAATGAACAAGAGTATGTAGATGCTCTTGATGAATATTTAAAATAGGAAAGGTATGATAAATTAAATGGCATTTACAGATGTTTCAAAAGCAGAATCATATAAACGTATTTATCCAGTTGGGAACATGTATCGTCCTCACGTTGAAACAGATTATAATGATGATGCACTATCTAATCAATCTGGTAATTCTGATAAGAATATTTTCTTAATTGGTTCTGCCACTGATGGAAATCCTAGTGAGGTTTATGAGGTTACCTCTTTAGACCAAGCAAAGGGAATTTTTGGTTCTGGTGATTTGGTTGATGCAATGGAGTTAATTTGGAATCCAGCAAATAACCAAACTCAACGGGGAGGCACAGTATACGCTTTGCGTGCTGAAAATGCAAAGCCAGCTAGCTTGACTCAGGGAAAGTTCACCTTTACTTCTAAAGTATTTGGTGATAACGCTAACCAGATTTTCTTAGCCTATGATAAGGATGCAATTTCTGGTGCTAACCGATTAGAAGTTAAATACCCAGTTAAAAACTATGACAAGACATACACTAATATTGGTGATGTTTTCCAAGTTGCTTATACTGGACAGTCAAAGGTAGCTCAGATTGAAGTAACACAAGCAGATGATTCTGGTAATGCTACTAACGTATCTATTTCGTTGGGTGATTCTGAAGATGAACTATCAGAAGTTATGAATTTAGATTTAACCAAGAATAGTTATGAGAAGATGTACCAAGTAATGGATTCAATTTCAAGTTTGCCAGGATTTGAACTTATTAATAGCTCGCAAGCAACTTCAATTGACTCTAAGTATCTAGACTTGCAAAAGGTTGTTTTACCTACACAAGCTCAGGTTAAGGTATTACCTAAGGATACTGGTGCTGATGTTCAGGTAAATGATGCTAAGATTGAATACCAAACAATTAAGTCTATTGGTGGAGACTTAAGTCAAAAATTGCGTAATGACCCTTACGTATCTGTAGCTATTAATCAAAAGGAAGATTATCCAGCAGATTTTGCTGATACTCCTCTTAGTGGTGGTAGCACAGGTAATGTGCCAGTTTCATGGGCTGACAAGTTTGAAGGAGTATTGGGACATAATGTTTACTATATTGTTCCTTTAACAAGCCAAGAAAACATCCATGCTGAATTAAAAGAATTTATGGATGAAGAATATGTATATGGATTTAACTATCGTGGTTTTGTTGGTGGAGGCTTTGATGAATCTGATGCCGATGCAATCTCACGTAGAATCTCCCTTGGTTCTGACCGTATTGGTTTAGTGGCTAACTCTGGTTACTATACATCACTATCAGGTCAAAAGAAACATATTCCTGCCTATATGATGGCAGCAATGGTTGCTGGTGTTGCTTCTAGTTTGCCAATTGGTAACTCGTTAACAAATAAGTATCTGGACTTAGTATCATTAGACCAAAACTTTGCAGGTTCAGTATTGGACCGTTTAGATGCTAATGGTGTTATTGCTATTGAACGTATTGTTAACCGTAATGCTAGTGGTGGTTACAAGATTGTAGAAGATGTTACAACGTCTAATTCAACTAATGAACCAGTTAAGGCTCTCATTTCCTTGGGTGAGTTAACTGACTTCCTGTTTGATGACTTGCGGACACGCTTAGATGAAACTTATATTGGTGCTAATGTACGCATTAATAGTGCCGACCTAGTTAAACAAGATATTATTACTTTCCTAACCGAAAAAAAAGCAGACGGGTTAATTGTTGACTTTTCTGAATCTGACATTGGAGTAACCATTGATGGACAGAACATCTATATTATCTTTGCTGTTAGTCCTAGTCTTGAAGTTAGAAATGTTATTGCTCAAGGTGTTTACAATAACTATTCTGCTACTACAGAATCAACGGACGAACAATAAGAAAGGGGCTTTGAACAGTAACTAATTATCTATAAAGTTCTCAAATAACTTGACAATACCTATTAGGTATGATATACTGTTCTTATCTGAAAGAAGGTGAGAACACGTATATAAAGACCAGAACTGTTAGGTTATATCCTAATAGTCATATGACTAAGGAACTAGATAGATTATGTGATTACAGACGTTACTGTTGGAATCTAGGTCTAGAAACGTGGAATGATATGTATGAACTGCATTTACTAGATAAGAAGAACAATCCTAGTCCTTCTTGGAAAAAAGTAAGAGACTATTTAGTAGCTAACAAGCAAGATTGGCAGTATGCCCTGTCTAGTCGAGCTCTTAAAGAAGGAATTTCTGATTTAGGTAATGCTTGGAAGCATTTCTTTGATAAATCATTGCCTGACTGGGGAAAGCCTAAGTTTAAGTCTAAAAAGGCTCCTAGACAAGGATTTAAGTCTGATAGAATTAAGTTTGTAAAAGGTAAGCTTAGACTAGATAAACCTAGAGATAATAAGTCTGTTTGGTATGATATTAGGCTTAAAGGAAATCTTCTAGGTTATAACTATGGTACTATCTCTATCTATAGAGTCAATAGTAAATATTATGCTTCTATTCCTTATAAGGTTCCTGAAATAGAAGATAAACCTAAGACCAATAAAAATACAGCAGTAGATGTGAATGTAGGTCATTTAAACTACACCGATGGAAGTTGCAATGTCCTACCCAAACGTTTAACCAAGCTCTATAATAGAATTAAACATTATCAAAAAATGTTAGCAAGAAAGAAACCAGGAAGTATAAATTACAATGAAGTGAGAACCAAACTCCAGAGAGATTATACTAAGGTTACTAACTTACAACATGATATTATCCATAAGTTTACGACTTCTTTAGTAGAAAATTATGATACTATAGTAATAGAGGACTTAGATGTTAAGCATATGAAGATGTCTCATGTAGCTTCTAAAGGACTACAAAGAGCTCAATTTGGATATTTTAGACAATGTTTAACCTATAAATGTGAGTGGTATGGAAAGAATCTTATCTTAGCAGATAGGTTCTACCCCTCTACTCAAAGGTGTAGCGAATGTGGTACTATTAAACAGGGTGATGACAGAATCACTCTTAAAGGAAACAAGAAACATCATACTAAGCACAATGAATATGTATGTTATAACTGTGGTGCTATCTTAGATAGAGATGAGAACGCAGTACAGAATTTATTACAATTAATAAACTAAGGGAATCTCAGGAAAGGGGAAGGCTACTCCCTTAGACCTTAAGAGCTACCCAATGTGGTTACTATCCTTGTGATAATAGCTGGAATGGTAGTGTTGACGAAGGTAAATAAATCATATAGAAATGGTAACTATTAAGTAAATAAAACAATGCTTAGTAGGTTTTTATAAGATTTATGTAGCGGAAGATAATATATGGCTACATTAGCTGGACAAAAAACAGAAACAACAAACCGTATTTATATCATGATGAAACACAAAGTTATTGGTCGTGCTCAGTCACTATCAGCAGCCACAGACTTTGGTGCTCAAAATGTGTATGAAATAGGTAATTACATGCCTCAAGAGACGGTGTTTTTGAGATATCAAGGAACCTTGACATTACAACGTTTTCGTACTATTATTGATGACTTAGCTGATGACAGTATGAGTGTTACTGCTATGGGTGAAGAAATCTTGAAACGAGACGTTCTAGATACTAATATCACTGATTCTATTACTGGTAAAGTGGTTGCTACATACCGTGGGTGCTCAAGTAACACTAATAATATTAGTTGGGAAGCCAATCAAATTTCTACGGAATCAGTCGAGCTGCTCTACCTAACCTGCTCGAACGGTCATAATTAGAAAGTTTATAAACTAGAGGATTAATTTCTTCTAGTTTTTTTTTATTTAATACTTGACATGCCAATTAGCATGTGCTATGATGTATTTAACAAATAAAGAAAGAGGTAATTTTAATGGACAAGAAAAAAGTAGTGGCATATAGGGATGGTAAGTTTTATAGCTTTGATAGTATTTCAGAGTGTGCTAGAGAATTAAAGTTAGAGGTGCATACAGTAGTTAATCTAGTTAATCATAAGAAAACATCTGCCGGTGTTACACGTAAATCAGTTGGGGGTTATCAGATTGTATCAGAAGAAGAAAAGGGTTTGATTGATACTTCCTATATTCCAGAGGTACACTCTAAACAGGTTGGTGGAAGAATCAAGGGTACAGATGGTACTAGAACACTAGAATTTGATTCACAGGCACAAGCACAGCGAGAGCTAGGCATTAGCCGTCAAAGTATCCAGAAATCAATACAGTCAGGTAAAGCAACTAAGGGTTGGAACTTTGAATTTATTAAGTAGTATCTAGAGGCAGGTCAATTACCTGTCTTTTTATTTTGAGTTATATTATCTCCAGAAAGCAATAAATGTGGTATAATATATTTAGACTTAGATAATAAAGAAAGGGTTGAAAAATTAATTGAGTAATATAAATATAAACCCTAACGACAATCCTACAAGGAGACAAAGCTCCTTAGGGGGCAATGTTCGCTTTAGGGATGCAGGAAATGTAGAAGGAAATTATGGTATCTTTTTGGCATATGTAACTCATGTATACTATCAAGAGGGGACTCTTGATTTTGATGCTAGGGATACTATTGAAAATTTAGTTGATGTAGGTTTGGGAAAAGGTTTAGGACAGGCTCCTATTCCAGTAGAAACCTTTGGTACTAATTCAGATGGTAAAGTATATGGACAATACCGCCCAATTAATGTTGGGGATAAGGTTGCTATTGCTTATCTTAATGGTAGTCGGCGTACTCCTATTGTGATTGGTGTGTATCCTAAAAATTCTAGCTCATATGAATTAGTATCTCCTGTACCTTTTAATATGAAAAATGAATCAGATGACGAAGCAGAAGTAACTACTCTGTCAGATAAAAAGATATATCCATCTCAGCAAGTATTTTATCAGTCAGGTAAAGGTGATATTTTTCGTTCCTTAGGTGGACATTCGTTTATGACATTAAATGAAGACCAAATGGATTTTACTAAGGATTTAGACTATGCTTATGATGCTATTAGTGCTTTCTATGATAATAATGGTGAGCAACTCAATCCTCAAGAGGATAAGGCTCAAGCATGGTTATTAGTTCACGAAGATAATCCAGATAGTAATAGTGCTGATGGACATAGGACACGTTTTTATGTTGCTAAGGATGGAGAAGTACAGTTAGTTTTTACTAATTCTAATAACCCAGGAGTCTTAATACTACAGGGTTCTTTAGATAAGGGTCTAACCATTAAAAAACAGTATGACACCAGTGTAGTTGATACTGATAGCTCTAATGAGTATGTTACCTTAAATATTGGAGGAGACTCAGGTTTCAGTTTAGATGTTCATAACGTTTCTGGAACTAATTTAACAAGGTCAGCTAAAAATTCAACTAATTTTGCTGTTAAGTCTGATGATGTTTATGTTAATAATGTCTCTTTAACAGATTTAATTGGTGAAAATGCAGATGATATTCAGCAAATTATTGATAATAATCAGAAGTATAATCAAGAGTATTTTGATAAACTAGATAAGAGTACTAAAGAAGCAGGACAGATTGCTAGAAATGCTGCTCGTGATGCTCATGAAGCAGGAGCACATGCTCATGACGCTGGTGAACAAGCTAAGGCTACTTCTAAAGATATTAAAGACCGTATTATGTACTATATGAACATCTCTCCAGAAGAAGATGTTTATGTACCTAATAAGTACTTGATTATACATACTGATACCTTCATTGAAGATGCAACAATTAAGCAGGGTATGATTGATGATTTAGCTGTTGGAACTGCTCAGATTGCATATGAGGCTGTTGGAACTGCTGAAATTGAGGATTTAGCTGTCTCTAGTGCTAAGATTGATAACTTAGCAGTTACTGATGAAAAGGTTGGTCATCTAACCTTTGACCATATGATTGGTGAACAAATTGATGCTAATACCATTGATGTTGTTAATCTCCACGGGGATAATATTACTGCGGGTACTATTACTGCTAATAAGATATCAATCAATGGACTTGGTGATTTATCTCATCATTTGGGTGATATCACTGATGGTCATATTCAATCAGGAGATAATGGTGTTATAATTGATGACTTACCTGCGGATGACCCTGACCAGTGGACACCTGCTAAAAAAGCTCTTTTAAAGCAACAAATTGGTATTTTAGAAGCTGAAGCTAATGCCACTATTCAATATGGTGACAATGTTGGTATTAAATCTGATACCATTGAAAATGCTAAGGATAGCCTGATTAATGGAACTGCTTCATTACTTTCTAACATGACAACTACTGAGAAGTTTAGTAATTCTAAAATTCAAACATGGGTTTCAGATTTAAAGAATGCAGTGGAGGATTTTAGAAATGAAGCTAATGATACCTTAATTAAAAAAGTTGGTACCACTGAAAGTGGAAATAATATTTATCAAGGACCAGAAGAACCAGATGTGTCTAAGGTTCATTTAGGGGATATTTGGTTTAAAGAATATGAAAAAGACGGTAAAACTACCTATGAACAATTAGTTTATGGTAATGATGGTTGGTATAGCCCTAGTGACTATAACGTTACTCAAATTCAAGAACAATTGGATAAACTACCTACCCCATACTATCAAGCTGATGAACCTCAAGGTGACCTTAAAAAGGATGATACTTGGTATAAGACTTCTACTGACAGTAATGGTAATATTAACTATACTGCTTATAAG